AAAGCTCCGCAGTGTCCTTAAACGTATCATGCGTTACGCTTACGCTTGCCGTTATACGCCTATTGACCTATCTGCATTCGAGTTAAGGCGGTGCAGAAAACGCCCTGAAACAGTGCAACAGCTATCATTTACGGCAGAACAAGCCGCCTTTCTGACTTCGGGCGATAGCACTATAATGAAGATGTTCCGCTTTGAGTGCTTGACAGGTCTACGCCGTGAGGAAATACTCGCCTTGCGTTGGGAAAACGTTGATTTAAAGGCACGCCGTATCTTTGTTTGTCAAACTGTAGTTGTTCTCAAAGGGCGTGCAAGATTGGTCGATGATACTAAAAATCACAAGTTCCGCTACGTTGAACTTAACGAAACGGCTTATAAACTTCTTCTTACACTGCCTGTTACCTGTGATTTCGTTTTTGGCAATCCACGTTCAAAGAATTTTCTCAGCCCTCGCCGTTATCATGAGGAATATAACACAATGTTTATTCGCAAGAATGAGGAATGGAAAAAGACACACTCAGAGGGCTTGCCACACCTCACGCCGCACAAATTCCGTCACACTTTCGCAAGTCTGCTTACTTCTAATGGAGCTGATGTCAAGACAGTTGCCGACCTGCTCGGGCACACAAAGCTTGACACCACAAATATTTATTTGCACTCTTATGATGATTTACGCCGTCAGGCGGTCGATAAGATACAATTAGATAATTAATTTAACAACCGCACCGAGGGCTTTTGGTCGGAGTGACCTGATTTGAACAGGCGACCTCTACCACCCCAAGGTAGCGCGCTACCAATCTGCGCCACACCCCGATATCGTATATATTATACCCGATTTGGATACAATAGTCAAGAGTTTTCAGTCAAAATAAAAAAATTGCAAAAAAGGTATTGACATTCACATTCATTTGTGATATAATAAATAAGCACTCAGGAGAGAGCAGTAAAAAAGCAGTAAAATATCGCGGGATGGAGCAGTTCGGTAGCTCGTCGGGCTCATAACCCGAAGGTCGTTGGTTCAAATCCAGCTCCCGCAACCAGTTTCAGGACTATCGTTTGATAGTCCTTTTTTCATGCCCAGATCACCCACAAATACCACAAAAAGATCGGCCAGTAATCCCATTTTGGATCTACTGACCGATCTTGCTGTTTATTCACTTGCACAAAACATAACGCCAGCCTTAAATCAACGTTCCTTGTCCGTCAGCTCAAACCTGATACTGTGCAGGTCAAGCCCATTCTGCGCAAAGTATATCCTGAAAGTTGTGAAGCGTGAGAACATAGGCGTTTCCTTTTCCATTGAAACAGCCTTGCCGCCAGTGCCGTTGAACGTGAACGTACCCACCGCAGTTCCCATGCTGAACAGCGTCATAGGTATCTGCGCAAGCTCACTCTGCGTAGAACTTGCCGTAACTATCACCCTGTAAATACCGAAGTTTGACAGGTCAAGAGCAAAGCTA